TAAAAATGTTTTTTAATTTGTCAGACTTTACATTAATATTAGCGTTTCGGGAAATTTTTTCTATTTTTTTATCCTCAGTCTGATCTTTAGTTGTGTAAACTCCACTTACGGCAGCGGCAGGGTTTCTTGTTAATGCCGCCCCCAATGGGTAAGTTTGACCTACAATTAATCTATTAACAGGCTTGCCATCTGGATCTTTACCTTTGCCACCCAAACCCTTGACATATTGCTTTAGGTCTTCTTTTTCGGCACCTGTTGCTATAGTAGAATCTTCTAAAAATTTAGATCCTACAGCCACTTCAAATTCTTTAAATGCTAATTCCCAACTAGTAGAAATACTTTGATAGGTTTCGTCATCTTCTTCTGAAGCATTTTCAATAGCTTCTGCTAGTTGTGGGTAAACAGACTTGTAAATTAAGCCAGCAGCATTCATATAAAACGGCTCTTTTTTATCGGCGTAAGATTCAATATCGTTATTTTTAAAGTCAAACTCTCGTTCAGAGAAGGACGCATTAATCATATGACCGACGATTTTATCTTTTTTGTGTTCGATATTAATCGGTTTATTAATAAATCGTTTTATAGCAGCTATTGCAGTTTTTGCATCAATGCCATCGCCATTTTTGTTGAACTCATTAACTTTTGCTAAATTAAAAACAACAGGTAAAACGTCGATATTTTGATCGGGGTCAAAACCTTCGGGCAACAGAGATTCTGCTGCTTCTTGGATAGCTCCTTGTGAAAGGCCAAACGATTCAAACTCCTCGTCTTTTATCTCTCTTACTTTGCCTTCAAACAAACAAATGTTAAAATCATCCAATGACATATTATTTCTTACACAGAAATTTGAGTTGAATGATATAAAATTGCAGAAGATAAATCATCTAACTGATGCTGAGTCCCTAATTCAAGAACGCTTGCATTAACATTTAAAGAACTTAATTTATCTAAATCATCTACTATTTCAGCTAAAGTTGATTCCCATTGGTCTGCATCTTTTGCTATAACAATAGATTCGCAAACTTGAGCTACCATTTCTTTTTTCTGCTTTGACATTCTTTTTATACCAAATTTAGCAGCAAATTCTCTAAACGCTAAAAGCTCAAATTCATTTAATCTTTTAGTTGCTTCTACTATATTTTTCTTTGAGTAAGTTGAATTAGAAACCCCTAACGGTCTGCCACCAGAAGGGGAAATAGGCTTGCTTTCTTCTTTCTCTGGGGAAGGAGATGGATCTTTGTCATCATAAAGGTTAATTGTATTTACCAAAGGCATGTAATGACCCTTCTCTCTATCTGCCACAAATTTAACTTGAGCAGCATCCATATCAGCACTTTCTGGAAATACTCCAGTGTGAACTACTTGCATTCCTTGTTCTGGCGTTAATACACCAAGCTCCATAAGCCTTGTGGCAAGTTTTGCTAAATTAGAATCATCCATAGTATCTGTTCTTGCGAACTTCGCTTCAGGCCAAGATCGCAAACCAGCAGCCTTGCAGATTCTTCTGATTTCAGGATTAATAAAGTCATATAAAAATGCTCTTCTAGACTCCTCTAATCTCTGGAAGAAAACTTTCATTTTCATTTGAGCATCAGAGTATTTAGAATCACCTATAAGGACATTTTGTAATCCATCCTCAATATCTTTGTTAATTACTTCATATTTCTCAGGCCCAACAACCTTACGAATATCAGGTATGATAAAATCAGCTTTGGTTGTGTAATCAGACACAAGAACACGACCAACACTTTGATTTTTAAATATCTGTTGCATTGCAGCCAAGTTCCTATGATTTACCCCTCCTTTGTCTGGCTCATTACCCATTGTTACGAGCAAAACAACATTTTCGATTGAGCGACTAATTGCCTGATCAATATTTTTTAATTCTATTTTTCTATTTAAATCATCTAAAACAGAATAGCCTACAGGTATAGCCAATGGCTCATAGTCTTGTTTCTTCGCAAAAACGACATGTAGCAACTGGGGGTCTAACTTGATTTGGACCCTTGTCATCGCATAAGCCTTTTTTCCAGACTTTAGAGCCTCTTGCACATCTTCGGGTAAAGAGTTAAATGTTTCTAGTTCATGATCCGTTTCAGGTTTTTGTAACCTAGAGATCTCAAAAGGAGTTAATACTTTAAAATACTCATAACCACTAAAAGAAATAGAGCCTTTAGTGGCGATGTCTACGGGGTTAATCAACAAATACCTTATAGGAATCTCTTTTCTCGCACTCGCCCCATAAGCCTCTAACATTTTTTGTGAATTCTTGAGAGGGATCTTTCCATCTACCCTGTAAAAGAAAACATTGCCTGACCTATAATACTCTCTAAAATATTGTTGTTTTAAATCATGCATCCTGATTCTTTTGAACCAAGCCTCAATAAATTTTTTTGATTTTTCAGTGCCGCCTTCAAGATATACCTCTGAGTCAGCAAACTCTGACAACAAGTCAATTGTGCCTCTGAATGAAGAAATATTAAAGTAAGCTTTTTGACAAAGCTCTACAGCCTCTCTAGCATCAGCAGCGTCTTTTTCGTAATTAAATGGTAAAATGCCATTTTTAATATTGTCGAACTTATTGTCTAGACCATTAGTAGCAACAGCATTTGTTCTAGCTTTAGTCCTAGCTGTAGGAGAGGTTAACCTAGATGCAAAAATAGGCTCTCCAATTAACTCTGGACTAAAAGCCTCTTCTTGTGGATTTAATAAGTTTTCTATAGGAGTTTCTTTGTTTTTAAATTTCTCCCAATATTCTGATCTTTTGGTATATTTACGAGGCATATCAAAGTTTACACTAAAGTTATAAAAGTTACTTTGAAACTTTTCAAATTGCAAACGGAATAAATGTTCCTTCTGGCTTTTGTTCGACAGATGCGTTTTCTGCATCGAAGAAAACCTTGGCGAACCAATTACCTAAAACTAACGAGGAATAAGAGTCTTTTCTAGCCCTATTTGGTCCTTTTTGCCTTCTTAAGTTTTGAGGCAAGTTAAACGACTGCGACCCTTGTGGATTAGCAACAACCTCAATGTTGGCACATTCCGACTTTGTAAGTTCAACCACATACTTTTGATGATCTATGAAATCAATCATCATTGCCCCTTTTGATGCTTTTGGAGCCTTTACATCCCATTTTAAATTATCTATTGGTATTTTCTTTTTTCTTTGTTCGTCAAAGTGAGCATCTACAGCCCTAGAAGCAAATAGTATTCTTTTATGATCTATTGCTGCTTGTAACATCTCATTGGCGTTTCTAATCCAGTTTGATGTAGGTTTTCTTAAAATACAATAATTTCTCTCTTTTGAATTATATTGGTTTTTAAAACTTCTTATATCTGAATGCCAGTTCTCTGGTTTCTCTAGATCAACATCAATAACTCCTATGTTTATATTTGCGTTTTTAAACAAAGCGCTCTCATTACAAGAATTTATAAACTGAACCCCTCCATTGTAGTCACCACAGATACCGACAATATTAAAATGTTTTATTAAGTATAAGAAATACTCCATATGCTGCTTAAGAGAAACTCCAGCTATAGCATAACCATGAACTAAACAAACTTTTTGTGCTTCTCTGTCTATTTTGAAAACATGCATTGCAAAATGGTCAGCGCTTGTATTGCCAGCCCAGTTTGGGTCAAAAGACAATAAATATTCGTGACTAGGGTTCCCAACTACTTCTACAGCAGGGAACTCTCCGTCTGGTATTGTGCAAGCAGCCATCTTTGATAATCTGTAATAGCCATCACTCTCATCTATAAATTGTGCGCCAAATTCCCTTTTGAACTGCATCTCACTCATAGTAGCTTTAGCTTGTTTAAGCAGGTTCTGATCGTATAACCTTGATGGAGCGCAGTCGTAGCTTAACTGCATGATTAGTCTATAAGCATCATCTTTAAGATCGTCATCCTCATCTTCCTCTTTTCTCACCTCTTCTCCTTGTATTAGTTCTTCATATTTTTTATAAAGCTTATACATATATTCAAATTTAAATGATGGAGATGAAAGAATAATAAGTTTATTATTCGGCCAGATATACCTATCCTCTTCTGTCATCTCGCCTTTGTCGATTAGTCTGGATTCTAAATTGTATAGTTCCTCCCTCTCGATGGGATTCTCTACCACCCCCAGAAATGGTATAATAACTTCATTAAATATTTTTTCAGGTATAGTTAAGAACTCATCCAACACAATCCTATTAAATCGAAATCCACGAAGCCTTTCACCATTAGCTAACGGAAGGGCTATCGCCCTAGCCTTACCTAAAGTTAATGTCCATTGGTCAGTTCCTTTGGTTATCTTAAATCCGCACTCTTTAATTAGACTAGCTTCAGGTTTACTGATTATATCTTCCATCTTTTGGAAGATCTGTTTTGATTGCCTGAATGTCCCTGCAATAACACCTATGTTTGAATTAGGGTTTAGTAGACACTCAAGTAATACATAAATAGCTGTAGAGAACGTCTTTGACATACCACGCGAAAATACGAACATGGAATAGTCAGAAACCATCATTCCCTTAATAGCCATTGCCTGAAAGGGAAATAATTTAACACCTAAAAATAACTCAGAAGTAAATGCTATATTGTTCCGTAAGAACTTATACAGCAAATACTTCGCTTCTTCTTCTTTGATACTTCCATCAAGACCCTTTAGGAACTCGTTGAGTTCCTGAGAGGAATGCTCAAGCCGATATCCTTGTTTTCCCTTTGTCCAAGACATTTATTCGTTCATCTATAAAATATTGTAAGTCCACATTCCACAAAGCGTCTCCATGATACAGAATAAGTGGAATTAGTTTTTTAGCTCCCGCTCTGTTATGTGCAAAAATAATTTGTATGTTTTTCGGGTAGTCTATAATTAAGTTTCTTATATTGTGCCATAGGTAACCAAGATTAGACTTAAATTTAGAAGTCTTATTATCTTCTTCTAGTTTTTCAATTGTCGTCTCTGCCACAACAAACATATATGAGTTGAACTCAACACACCTATCCATTTCTCTCCTGAACCTTTCGATGTCCTTGCCAAAGGTCTGCCTGAAGTCATCTTGTGACTTACGGTCAACAAATGTCTTTGTGTAGAGATCTCCTCTGGCCGTATAGTCACCAAAGTCTAATTTGTTTGTTACAGAGTCTTGAAATGTAAGTGGGGCTTTTTCTCTGGTGTCAGTAAAGATAGGTATGGTCTTATAATCATGCTTCCAGAAATCTTTAGGTAGATTTGAATTGAAATAATTTTCTATATCAAGTTCCTCCAAGAAGGCAGAGTAAGACCCCCAGAACCTTTTATAGTAAAATATACTTGCCATTTGTGACAAGTCATAGAAAAGGTTGGGTGGCGATATAGATATTTCTTTTTTTAGGAATTTTTCTTGTGCTTTTGTCTTGATGTAGTCTTTGACATCCTTCTCTGGAGCCGAGTCCATCCATAGCTTAAAATTATCATAACAGTTAAAGCTATCCCTAAAATACTGATCATAAGATCGAAAAGCCAATTTTTCACCCGTGTAGAGATCTCTTCGGTCATAGTGTTTTACATAGTAGTCTCCTATAGTTAAGGCATGAGCTTTCAAGTGTGCATGAAAGCTTCGCTTACTATTAAACTTCTTGTTACACTCTAGACAGGTAAATTCACTCATAACATTTCTTTTTTAGAGATACCCAAGATACGAGCCTTGTAGTCATCCATTGACTCTAGTCTGTCGGCTTCTTCTTCGATAAGTTTGTTTTGCATCTCTGCCATCATTATCATTCGATCACGCTCTTCTTTTTCTTGAAAAGCCTCCACTAGCGCAGCGATACTTCCATTCTGCTCTCCTCTTGCCTTTAGACGCGCCTGACGGCTTCCATTTAGGTCTTTAGTTAAAGATTCGATTCTTTTCTCGCATTGGTTCAACTCCTCGCTGGTGGCCTTTATAAGCTCAGTAAGGCGCAATGTTATATCTCGTTCATTATCAGTGTCATTGAGCATATTATTCAACCTGTCGATTCTTTGTTGAATATGTTTCTGTCTGACATAGTTTGTGCAAACAGTAATATACAAATTTAGCTCATCATTGGTTAAATCGGGCTTGTCCCACACAGTCCTAACAAATTCACTCTCAAATAAGTCTCTGTCTGCTATTGTTGAGTATTGATTGATGAAATGCACAAATCTTGGACTCTTCAGGTAGAAGAGTAGCTTCTCGCACATTTTCTTTTGTTTTGTTTGTATTGATATTTCGTCGAATGTCTGACCAGCCCAATCATTCACTTTCTTGATAGCTCTAGACAATGATTTAGGTGGAGACCACTTATCACTGGTGATCATGTCATTATCATCAACAATCTCTGGTCTATAGCTACGGAGGAACTCCATCACCATTCTATGCTGCTGACTGAGCGGTTGTATCTCTCTATCCCGAAAAGCTAGCCTTGTAGCCTCTAAAGCATTCATACCTCTCTCGATATTGTCGCTCATCAAGAATTCTCTCTGATCTGCCCCCAACTGTAGTTCTTCTGCTCTTTGTGGTGCAGTTGTATTAAATTCTAAATTATTATTAATTAAAAATGCTCTAACAGCCCTACCTTCTTTAGAACGACCATCTAAACTGTCATCTTCAAACACTGTTTGTGTAATATGCCGCAAATCTGGATTTTTCGAGAACTCCTCTTGTATCTGTCTCTTTTGTTGATCTGTTAATTGTAGGTTATTCATAAAATATCGTTATCCTTCATAATTTTAAGAGCTATGTTGTAAAATTTCTTTCTTAAATTAGCCATTTGCTTATATCTTGGTTTTTTCCTTTTAGATGAATCAGCTTTAAACCCGAACTTCACAGCAACATCATTTTCATCAATGTTTTCGATATAAAGCATGTGATATATTTGTTTATGCTTTTCATTTAACTGCTTCATTACTAATTCATGCAATTTATCAGAAGCCCCCCTATAATCGACAAAATCTCTTATTGTCGCCGTTCCTGTCGCAACTCCCTCTTCTAAAGCCAGTGGTAACTTTATATTAAAAGCTCTCTCCTTCTTTTTCTTCCATTTTGCAAAATCAGCACATGATTCATCCTGTTCTTGACTTTTAGTAAAATCACAAGAAGTTGCCCCCATATTATGAGGACAACGCAAACAAGGCTTGGCAAAACTTGAATAATTATTCCTAATCAGATTTTTTATCTGATTCGATATAATCATCGAAGCCCAAGGCTTGAAAGGACGAGATTGATCCCAAAGATGCCACTTTTTATATATGTGTAAGCGTATTATTTGACAGACATCATCATAGTCCATCCACGCCAAGGCACTTAACTGCCATTTCGGTCTATATTTTTTAAGAAGTTCTTCTAAATCATCACGTTGACTATTGAAATCATTACTCATCAATATCCCTCATTCGCGAGGAAGAACACTCTCTTACTGTTTGATCTAAAAGTTCTTGACCCACAGGGTCGTTTGACGCAGGTCTTTCCATAGGAGGAAGGCTAGAACCCTTCGGACTTGCAGATGACCATATTTCCTTCAAAGTAGTTTTATCGCTATTTCCTTCTACAACAATATCCCTTTTTAATTTATTTAAATTCACATTTAACTCTGACTCTTCTTCTGGCTCGTCTTTTTTTGACGCAGAAGAGATAACCCCTATTTTCTCTCCACAATGAGAGCAAAATTTTGGCTTTGTTACTTCATACAAGATCTTGAAGCCACACGATACACAAAAAAGTTTATTCATGGGTAATTTTATTAATTTAAATCGCTTTTTTCAATTTTATCTACTAAATAGCTTATTATCTTATCTCTCATGACATCATCTTTATTGAAGGCTAAATGATGAATGCCATGACTCCTACTCTCTTCATCATCAAAAACTTTACAGAATTTCTCAAAGCCAGTTGACCTAATATCACTCTGCATTGTATCTCCACATACATATAATGTGGTATTTGCACTTATTCTGGTAATTACAGTTGTAAGCTCTTTTATTGTCATGTTTTGTGCCTCATCTACAATAACAACTTTATTTCTCCATGTAGCTCCACGGATAAAGTTAATCGGGGCCGCATCTATCGCATCCCGTTGTTGTAATTGGTGTTTTTCATGTGCATTTAAAAGTTCATCCAGCTTATCTTCTAAAGGACCAATATATGGATTAAATTTATCATCCATACTTCCTTTCAGAAAACCCATCCCCTTATCAGCACTCTCTGCTAAACTCCTCAAATAGAGAATCTTAAGCAGATTGTCCTGATTGTGTTTATATATAGCTGTATACACTGACAAAAATGTCTTTGCCGTCCCTGCTGGCCCACTAATAAATACTACCCTCGTCTCGGGGTTTCTCATGATCTTATGAAATTGACTTTGTTTCTCTGTAAGTTCTATATGTCCCAACAAAAAAGAGTTTTTATATTTATATGACATGTATGTTCTTTTTTACACGAATAACTGAATGAAAGGTTACTTGTTTATAGAATTCACCACCCCCCCGCGCTGTGCGCGTCAAGTCATTTCTCAAAAATTCTCAAAAAACCTACCCCTAGGCACCCGCCAAAAAAAAGAAAAAAAAGCATCTTTTCGCTTGCAATTTTCTGAATCTGTGGTATACTACCAGTATGACAGTTAAGAAACACTTGAGCGACAACTACAACAGAACAGCAACTTGGGAGAGCGGAGTTACTTGCAACTTCAACGACTATGGCGAGGTCGAAGGCATGACCGAAATCATTTGCCGTTACCCTTCAGAGACTTTCTGCAAGCGTAACGACGAGCAACGTCAGGAGTTTGCCGACAAGAACAGCAACGGCGAACTAGGCAGAGCATACCGCTACAGGAGCGATGCAAGCGGTCGTGAATGGTATGTAGACTTTAACGCAAGGGTCTTCTGGCTAGAAGACTACAGATAAAAAAACAAAATAAAAACACTTTTCCCCTTGACTTTTAACTTAATCTATGGTATATTCAGATATGAAAAATAATAATAAAGACTCCGTTCTCTACGCTAAAGCTAGCGTGTTCCCTGTCGGCCATGAAAATCATGGCAAGCGTCTCCTTATGGAGCGTGGTTCTGTTGCCTTCCTTGAGGCAAAATGTGCGATGGCTCGCATCAAGCCGTCAAAGGTCGGTATCGTGTCAGCTTGGTTCTGGCAAAATGTTCTTAAAGAGGAGCTAACAATTCCTCACAAGGGCTAAAAAAAAACAAAATAAAACTTGCATTTAACTTTAACCTGTGGTATAGTAGAAACATGACAGAAATTGAAAGAAAAATTGGAAACGGCGCGGAAATCGTGTCACAAGGTGAATGGTTTATAGTCGTAGACACAGAGCTAGAAAATGGTTTTGTGTGGGCTATGGATCAAGACGGCGGCGAGAGAGAGATCTCTCTTGATGCCATCGACGACATCCGACTAGAGGATATCGTCACCCGCGACTGGTCGCCAATGCTCAACAAGTTGAGCATCTAAAAAAAGAATAAAAAAGACTTGCACCGCTCCGAGGATGTGCTATACTATAAGCATCATGACAGAAACAACTACTCCAAAAACTGACTTCGACAAATTCTGCAAGGAACGCACAGCGGCGACCGCCATGCGTGACGACCTCGCCTTTCTCATAGGCTGGACCAAAGCAGATAATCCAGAGATCGCTAAAAGACTTGAGGCGATACTAACACAACACGAACAAAACAGAGAACAGGACTGGATCTAATCCAGTCCACCAACTACTAACACACACACAAAAAAAATCATGTATAAACAAATCTTCGTTAATCACTTCGTCACCGTTGTAATCATTACAACTCTCGCAATCCTTGGCATCTTCGGCTTGATGGCTTACTTTGTAGGCTTGGAGCTAGCACTTGATAATATGGGCGGCTACTATGTCACCAACCCTGACGGCGAGGTATGGTATCACGCTTATAACTTTCTGCACTTCTCTGCTGTCACTTTCTTACCTGCGGTTTTCTTCGCTCCACTTCTCACGCTTGTTGACTGGTTGAACGCACCGAAGAAACGCAAGACAAAGCCTAACACTATCACAGGCAAACAACTCGCAGACATCAGACTCTAACACTCTAACAAAATCTAACACTTTACCAAAAAATCTGACACTGGAGGGTGTCGCTGTCATGGAGCCTCGTCGCCCAGTGGAGTGGGCGGCGAGGTTTTTCTTTGTTGAAGTAAAATGTGTTGTAACTTGTTGATACTCAAGGAGTTACGCAAGCCGCGCCCCCCGCGCCGCGTAACTCGTTAACACTCAACGACTTACGAAGGTTCTTACGAAAATCCATGTCAAGTAAAAAGTGAAAAAAAATAAATAAAAAAAGATAAAAAAAGGTTTGACTTTTGTGTTTTTCTGTGGTATAGTTAACACATGAAAAATAATATCAATCCTTATGACATCGCTTGCCTCGCACTTAAATCTGCACCTCGTTACATTGAAGACGCTGACTTGTTGACAGATCTCATCTGTCAAGAGCTTGCCACCGATGACAGGCGAACAGTTCGCAACATCGTCTGGTTAGCTGTGGATGCGGCGATCTCTGGAGACTTCAGAGCCAACGCAGAAAAAATCTTACGAAAGTTTGAAAAAAAATAAAATAAAAACTTGCATTAACTCCAATAATAAAGTATATTCAAATCATGACAGATAAAGAAAAAATCCTCGAACTAATTTCAGCCCACAATAAACTCCGTGCGGAAATGTTAACTCAGTCAGGCAGATGCTCTGCGATGTCTGAGTGGCATGACGGTTCTAGAGTGGGCGGTGCTTCAAGATGGCACGTTGCGACTAAAGACTTCAAATCAGTTGAAGCGAGTCTAGACAAGGCTTTGAAAGAAGATAACTTCGACAAAATAATCTTCGGATAAAAACACAAAATAAAGCTTGCCCTTCGGGGCAAGCGCACCTATAGTTTAATCATGACAAATCGAATTGACCAAATCCTAGCAAATCTAAATTGTGCCGCTGTAGATGGCGGCTTCTGCCTCTTTGTAAAAGACGGCGAAATCGTAGCCAAAGACCTCTTGAGTGAAGAGCCACTTGAGTTTAATGTTAGGTTTGTTGGCACTGACATCTCTGACATCGAAGCGAAACCCCTAACAAAGAAATAAAAATGAGCCTAACAGTGTTACAAAAAGAACTCATGGATCTCGAATGGGAAATCCGAACCCTTCAACCAGATGTGCAATTCTATCACAACCGCAAAGAATTGGTTGATAAGTTAGAATACATAAAAGTTTTAGCTAGCCGATACAAGACGACTTTTGGCGAAGTGTTAGAGGTTTGCGACAACGAAGGCGTAGCGCCTAACACAACAAAAAAATTCTTGACACCGTAGCGTGTCACTGTCATAGGGAAAGCCCCGTAACTCCTTGACACTCAGGGAGTTACGCGGGCCGCGCCGCCCGCGCCGCGTAACTCGTTGACGCTCAATGACTTACAAACAAAAGCCAAATTCTGCGTAAGCCGTTGATACTAAACAAGTTACATAAATCCTGCGTTCTATTTGTTATTTGCCCCTCTAACCTGCAACCTGTGCCGCAAAAAAAAGATAAAAAAACATTTGGAGATCTGTGATTCTATGATAGATTACTTGTATGACAGTTCAAAATCCTATATCTGACTTAAAACCCATGAGTGAAAAAGACCTACGCGAAATGCTGGATGACGGCCCACGCGCAGGTTGTTGGAACCCTACTCCCGAAGAGGTGCAGGAGGTTCTCGCGCAGATCCACGCTGATCTTGGCGACCGCGATCCCACATGGTCATCTGAATAACCGCAGCCGTAACTCCTTGACACTCAGGGAGTTACGCAAGCGCGGGGGCCGCGCCCCCGTAACTCGTTGAGCATCAACGAGTTATGACCTGAAAAAAAATGAATTTAAATGCAGAAATCGCTTGCATATCTGGCGATATCTGGTATTCTATTTGCATAGAAGCTATTTAACCTATGCTTCTCTAACCTATAACAAAACAACAAAACCATGTTCGGAAAAAAATTCAAATTCAGCAAAAAACCTCTTGCACTTACTGCAAAATCTGATATAGTTCCTGTAATGAAAACTACAACACAACACACCATTGACCTGCTCCCCGCCAATCCTGTTCACCTTGCTTCTGCTCTTACTGGTAAGACAGTTGTCTATGAGAACTTTCACAATAAGTCTGCCGTGGCAGACCCTCGGAAGAGAACTTTCAAGATTAAGTCCGTAGAGGACATTTCAGTTTCCCAAGCCACTGGCAACAGGTATGTCACCGCAAAGGTCCAAGACCTTGATGATGGTGGTGAGTCTAAATACCGCAACCTAATTGTCGAGGGGATCTCAATTGTTGTGTAGGTGCATAGTAGTATGCGGGGGGTGGTAGGTTCTTTTTTTGCTTATAGTTTCCTACTGCCCCCTTCACAACATAAAAGACTTTACAAACAAATAACCATATACTAAATTAGCATCATGCCTAAATCATCAGAAACACTTCGCATCGAAGTAAAAACACAGGAACAAGCCGCCATTCTTAACTATGCACTTGGCTTGGTTCATCAGCACCTCGCAAGCCGTCTTGAAGAGGTAGAAGATAATAAACTTGATACCTTCATGGATAATGTTAAGTGGACACGCAAACACGCAAAGTCTCTTAATGACAAGTTTTCTCTCAGTGAGTTACAGAATTCCTAGGAGGGTATAGTCACCGAGTTTACAGGTTAAGGTAATGACTTCCGAAAGGAACGAGCCACAGTGCAAACTGTTTCCCTAAACTCAGCCCCCTACAGCACAAAAGTTGTAGGTAAGTGACAATGAAACAACTTCACCTGAATTCTCTGTGACTAGGGTGTCGTAAAACACACAGAGGCTCCCAGCGTGTGGGCAATACCGCTAGGTGGTAACAGTGACCAACTCTTAATTGACTGGCACTCGTCAACAAGCCGACCCTCTCCCACTTTTCTAGACAGTGGGAGGGGGATATAACTTTCTGGAGGAAAGCCCCAACGGAGTGCTACCACAGATTGAAGCCGTCGATAGTGGCAGAGCGGTCCCCACCATAGGATCTTAAATTCTCGAAGCTATCGGCGGTTTCTTTTTGTTCTGTTAACTCAAGTCGTAACTCATTGATACTGAAGGAGTTACGCGGGCGCGGGGGCCGCGCCGCCGTAACTCGTTGATACTCAACGAGTTACGAAGGAAAATCATGCACACTTCTCTGGGATGTCAAACAGAAAATGAAATTATTTTTGTCAAGCAGAAAAAAAATAAAAATAAAAGTGAAAAAAGGGTTGCACAAAATCAAATATGTGGTAAGCTTCTTGCATGTTGATACTCGCTAAAAACAAAGTCGAGTCCGAGCAGTTGGCGCAGGTGCCAACTCCGTCAGCTACGGACACCCACACACCAATTCCACACGCGCTCCTCGCAGATCGCACACGCAACGTCATTGACAAGGCGGGGCTTTCGATCACCGAAGAGGAACACGCGCTTGCGCGGGATGGTCAGCGTTACTTCGGTGGCTTCGCTCTCAAGGGCGATGCGCTTGGTGGCGATGACTCTCGCAAGCTTGTGCTTGGTCTTCGCAACGCACATGACAAGTCCTTCGCGGCTTCCGTGTGCATCGGCAATTCCATGATGGTTTGCGAAAATCTTTGCTTCTCTTCGGATGTGAAGCTCGCTCGCCGTCACACTGTCAATATCCTTCGGGATCTTAACACAGTGCTATCGTCTGCCGTTAGTCGCGTGACCTCGCACTGGGTTGACATGGGCAAGCGCATCTCCTCTTACAAGGAGACTGAGATCTCCCGCGAGTCGGCTTCCAACTTGGTTGTCGATCTTGCTGAGATGGGCGCGTTTCCCGCTCGCTCCGTCTACAAGGCTATTCAGGAGTTCCGCAACCCTCGCCATGAGGAGTTCAAAGGCGGTTCGCTCTGGACGCTTTACAACGGCGTGACCGAGCATCTCAAGGGTGGTGACCTTTCCAAGTTGCCACAGCGCACCATGACCACGCAGTCTGTCTTTGACAAGCTCGCAGGTCATGCGCCTGAGATCGTCGAGGCAGAAGAGATTGCTTTACCCGCATAACTGGCCCCGCCGTTACCACAGGCCCGCATCCCGAAAGGGGTGCGGGTTTTTTGTTTGCAAAAATAAAATGTTTTTTTACTTGACATGGGTTTTAGTAAGAAGTGTTGTAACTCGTTGATACTCAACGAGTTACGCGGGCGCGGCCCCCGCGCAGCCGTAACTCCTTGATAATGAACGACTTACGACTGAATTTTTAATCATTTTTAATTTGACTCGGTTTGTTTTTTTGCTATTGTATTTGCATGACAAAATTATATCATATTTCTCGCGTTGGTCATAACTTGGACAAAGACCACTCTCTTTATAAACCTCCTTTTGATTTTGAGTTTTCTTGGGATAATGGAAAGGAACAAACATTTATAATTGTTTCATTACATGGAGCTACTAAACTAGCCGAAACTTTTGAAAGCTTTGGTTATGAAAAAGAAGAAGACAGCCTAACAATTGTCAAGGGAATTACAGGCACTCCCCACGTAGTTTAAATTAATTTAAATTGACAAACTTGCATACTTTGTTAGACTACACACATGGCAAAACTACTAAACGCTGGAAATTACAAAACTCGCAAGGGAGAAAAGTATGGTTGGAAGACCTATGGAATACACCTTGCACCATATAACCTATCAGGAAAAAATGTTTGCTCTTCTGCTTCTGCTGGCTGCTCTGCTGCTTGTCTCAATACTGCTGGTCGTGGATCAATGCATTCCGTTCAAGATGCCCGAGTTAAAAAAACACGAAGGTTTTTCGAGGATCGGAATGGATTCCTATCGCAGCTATACAAAGAAATCAAAAGCTCGATTAAAAGCGCTACGAAAAAAGAGCTAAAGAGTTGCTTCCGTTTAAATCTTACAAGTGACATCCTTTGGGAGCGTCTTGTTGTTGAGAAATTCCCACAGGTGCAATTCTATGACTATACTAAACACCTAAAAAGATTCGTTCGTTTCTTGGAGGGTAAACTTCCAAGCAACTATCATCTTACTTACTCAAGAGATGAGACAACACCTGACACGTTAATAAAGAGCTTGTGTGCAAGTGGTGGCAATGTTGCAGTTGTGTTTAGAAAAAAGTTACCTAAAACGTGGCTTGGGATAGAAGTAATTGATGGCGACGATTCCGACTTGCGTTTTGAAGATGGCAATGGTAAGATTGTCGGGCTAGTAGAAAAAGGTAAAGCAAAAGATGATGATACAGGCTTTGTAGTCGAACTATAATGAAAGTTAATTACACAAATCAAATTAGAGTAGTAAATAAAGAAAAGGGTGTCTTGATGGATATCAGATATGATAATACAAAGATGCTTACTCATGCTGTAAAAACTCATCAGCTTAAAATCTACAAAGAGATAATCAACATGGACGGGACAAAGGAGTTTGCTGAACTGCCCCCGTTCTTTGCAGAACAAGACGATTTAAAAAAGAAGGCTATAGAATTAATCTATAAAGACAGAAGACAAAACAAAAACAAATAGTTAAATATGGACACATCAGCAAATGCATTAGTAGAAGACCTAAACGATATACTATCAGACTTCAAAGCTCATATGGTTGAAGCCTATGAAGAAAGAGAGGACGAGATGGAAGAGAAAATCGGATCTCTTATAAAAGAAGTAAATGAATTGTTTAGCTCTAGCTACCAATAAAAATTAATAAAAAATACTTGCAACCAATAACAACAACACATATACTACAAGCACTATGGGACTAGACCAATACGCAAAAAAAGTAAAGAGGGAATACAATCATGAAACCCTCACCGAGACAATCGTCAAAACTGAAATAGGTTACTGGCGTAAACACAATGCACTAGAAGGTTACATGGCTGACCTTTACCGCACCAAGACAGGTGACGAAGGAGAGTTCAATTGTAAAACTCTTACTCTTGATAAGGATGACTTGGACACCTTGGAAGCAGTGGTAATAAGAGGCAACTTGCCCGAAACAGTAGGTTTCTTTTTTGGTAGTTGCACCAAGGATAATAAGGAATACCAAGAAACAGATCTTGCGTTTATAGCCAAGGCTAGGAAATGTCTTGCTAATGGCTTTGATGTAGAATATACTTCTTGGTGGTAATCAGACTGCATTTAAAAAAATGCAGGAAATAATAATAATTACTTTAGTTTTACTAACAATAATAGCAACGATCTTCTTTACATGAGCGACCGAGGAGCATACAACAAACAGGTAACACATAGCGACCGAGAAATGCGATACATAACCAACCTTTCTAAAAGCGTTGGTGAGGCTTGTGATAGGTGGCTAGAGAAAAGAGGAATGAAAGGGAAGGGTTGGCGACAACAAAACGACGACCATTTCAAACGCAACGCTAGGTGATCTATGCTAATAGAAGTAAAAAGAAAAGAAGTTTACGGTAATACCTTAACTTACGTAAAAGATGAATCTGTTAGGAATTCTATAAGGAAACTAACAGGAAGAAAAACTTTAACCGACTACGACATCGAGGCTCTTAAAGAACTGGGTTTCGTCTTGGTCGTCGAACAAGAGGCCGTCAACATCTAATCCATCCTCGTAACTCCTTCATAATGAGGGAGTTACGCGGGCGCGGCCCCCTCGGGCGCGTAACTCGTTGATAATCAGTGAGTTATGACTTGTGATTCAGGTATAAAAAAAACCGCACAAACGTGCGGTTCTGTAATATGCTTATTTGTTTATTAAGGCTTTAACCTATAACCTAGGCTTGGATTTTATATGGACTGCTATCAGTGTTATTATTTGCAACTGTTATAACCTGAAGCTTACCTTCTGTATGTGCCTTCTTACCTCTGATCCACCTAGTAGACCAATCTTTAATCTTCGGTCTGCGGTGATAATTGGCATATACCTCACCAGTATCTTTATGAACCAGTTTATATTTGCCTTCTATTGTATTAACCGATCCTCCTCTATCTTTAGGTTTATAGCATCTCTCTGGTTTGGCCCCGACCTTCCGACACCAACTTTTCCATACGTGGTCATGACCATGCCCCCGCCCCGTAAGGGCGTGGGCAATCTCATGGAGAACAACGTCTTTAGATTCTTCGATTGTATTAATCAAAGCAAGCTTCTTCGTAACGCCGATCTCCCTCTGCCTATACCTGCATTGGCCGTATCTACGGACTGCCCTGTTATCCCAAACAAACGTCCAGTTTTCTTCTATTAGCCCCCACTTCTCCATTTGCTCCGCAGCAAACTTATGTATTTCTATTAGCTTATTCATTGTATTAGAACTCCTATTATTGTTGCTATTATTAGAAAGATTAACCACCATTGATATAAAGTCATTTACTGGTTGGCTATATGGTCAATGTGTTGCTCGATATACTCAGCGAAATCACTAATATTATTTATGTGTTTAGTCCGTTCGTTCATTGCTCTGGAGAAAGCATTGTCATCATTAAAGGCATCCATAGCGGGATCATTGTCCTGCACATAATAGTCTCTGCCGTGGAACGTGCAATCTTTAAGTGCATCATTTAAATCACTTAAAGCTTTTTTTATTTTTATATTCCCCCACAATAATGTTCTTTTATCTGTGCCATTAAGGTGGACTGTCGGTAATGGGTATTCTACTGTTTTACTCATACGCAGAATATACTACCACCTACGGTGGTAGTCAAGAATAAAAATGAATTAAAATAAGAAATGATCGCACAAAAGATAAAATGTGATTATATAAAATAACAAATATAAAACTGCTTCTATCCTGCTCATGTTTATTAAGGTTTTTTGCTGTAAACTGGGCTTTTTTTTATGTCGATTAAATGTGCAATTATCGACACGTTTTATATATATGTATTCTATATACACATATACTTATTAAGCCAAACAAAAATAAACTGGCGATTAAATAACAGTAAATTATAATTAATTATACTAAATCACCCAAAAACCCCTTTTATTTGGTTGAATTGGGTTAAATTGGGGTGGTCTGGGGAACCGAAAGAACTTATTTATTTATTTAGAGGGCAGGATACTATCCTATATTTCTTCCTTATTTGTTCTATTAGTGCTAAAACCCTTATTTTTCTAGTATTTGTCTTTATATTTACCTATATGTATTTCTTATATACTACTACTCTATATCATTCTTTTAAATGGTGTTTTAATTAATTATAAATGGCAAAGTAATTTAAATTAATTTTATTGTAAATTATATTAATCTCTTCTTTATTAACTCTTTTAACAGAGCCACATTTCTAGCCTTTATGGCTTCTTTTTGTTTATCGTCTTTACTTTCGTAATTGACCCATTTTTCTTTATATATATCTTTATCCATAAATTCTAATTATGCTCCCCACATTGCTCTTATTCTAAACATCTCTGCTCTGCTCCAATCTTTTACTGCCCCAAATTGATCTCTGTAGTTTAAGTTTATTGTAATATACTCATTAAAATTACTTTGTATTGGTATAAAAGGTCTAAACCAAAGGAACTCAGGATCGACGATTCTATTTTCATCTACTTGCTTTACTTCTACTATATACCAAATAGGCTTTTCAAAAGATGAATCAGATATCCAGCCAACTTCTACTCTACCATTAAGTATATCATGATTTATCTGTAGTTCTGGGACAGGAGGGGGTTCGCCCCAATGGTCATCCGCTCTACAAAATAAAGAAATAAATAAGTAGATTGGAATTAAAATTAGTTTTTTATTCATTTTAATTTAATTTTGGTAGCGGGAGTGGGACTCGAACCCACACTTGAGCGATTTTAAGTCGCTTGCCTCTGCCATTGGGCTACCCCGCCGATGGCTACCAACGTGCCGATTTAAAAAACAGCAAAATCAAACCGACAGTTAGTAGCCAAATGAGAAATCCTATTAACCAAATCATTTAATCTGGTTGTTTCGCTAATCTCAGTGAAGTCCAGATGCCGAATATAATCATCAGCAATCCAAGGACTACGATTAACAATCCGTTTGTTAAGACGTTTCCTGTTAGTTCTTCCGTAGCTCCTAGGAGCATGGGGGCAAGAATACATAACAGATTAATTATAGCAAGGGTTTTATTTCGCATTTTTAGTTTATTGGGTTTTTGTTAATTGGGGCTTACTGAATTTTTATTATTTAAAATTGGTTCTTCGACTCTTTTTTTCCCTGTATACCTTGATAATTGAGTAGATGATATCTCATATTCATCACTTACTCCTCTTGCTACTGATCTGAATGTCATATAGTCTTGTGGTAAAGCAGGAACATAACCATTGTTAGCCTCATCAAAATAACCATTCTTTTCTTCAAGTATCTGAAGCATCTTTTGTAGTTGGTATTTAGTTAGCTTTACCTTCACATTAAATCTTTTATATTTAGTAGGTTGTTTATCTACTGAAACAGATTCTTTTGGTAAGTTAAATATCTCTGTTGCCTCGGATTCTTCATCAATAAAGTAATTAAAGATTAAAAAACCTACGATTAAAGTGACTGCGAATACTGCTATCGCAATTTCTGGTGTTTTATTTATTTTCATTATCTACTTTTTTATAAAATTCTTTTATCCACCCATCATTATAAGGGCTATTTGCTTCAACTTTTACTTTCATGTCAAATAAACCTTCTTCCTCTTGTGGAACCTCTCTTGCATCTATCGCAATATCTTTTCCTATACCACAGATATTACTATACTTTCTTTGTATAATATCAGTAAGAAACTCTTTAATAGCCTCTTCTTGTGTCTCACCTTCTACATGAGACAATAATTGTATTTCAAATGTTTTTTTACTTTTCATTGACTTCTTGTATGTTGTATACCCAATCTTTTCCGTTTTTTACTGTCAACATAGCAACCACTTTAGGTATTTGTGCTTCTGTAAAAAACCCTTTTGTTTTACCATCCTCTGCTCCACCTAGTATCTTAATTTTGTAAGGCTTTTTCATTTTATCTTTTCTAATCATATTCTACTTCGTTGTTCTCTCCTACTGTAGCACCTGTCTTTAAAAATTGCTTTACAAATTGTGAGAATCTTTCTTTTGCCTTATTGTAATTATCAAAAATCTCTCCTTCTATATACTCTCCACCATTAATGATGTCTTTATTGGAATCGACAATATCTTTTCTTACGTCTACATAAAATTCTCCATCCTTTTCTCCATGCCTCAAGTAGACTTCATATTCCACAGTCCCCATTTCTCTTTTCTTCTCAGCCCAACCTTGCCACTCTTGTATATGTTGTTTTGTATATCCTTTACTCATTTATCTCGTCCTCTCTAGAATCTGGCTGTTCATCTTCGTATGTGTCACATTTAACACAATGTTTTGTTTCTGTTTTTTTGTGGATGTAATTGCTTTCACACTCACAATCCCAATAGTTTGGATTTGTTTTTATCATACTGTTTCTATTTGAATTTGCTTTTACAATTAAGTCTTCCATGCAATCGTTATTATGATTGCAAGTTACAGGATACTTGCATTTAGATTGTTTGCAAATCATTTTTTTTAAACCACACGGGAGTTTTTCTAGTTTTCCAAGTAGCGAACCCTGCCTTCTCGCCATTGTAGTAAGCACGATATGCTGTAACAGCACAATCGTTTTTGTATTCTTCTGGCATAGCCTGAGCAAATGGTGTCAGACCAGTGCGTGGAAGAGATAGCTTGTGATAGTTCTTGCCACACCACTGTATAGTATAAAGTGACTTGTGGACTTTGCCATAGCGTCTAGTATACTCCTGACACATAGCGTAAGCATGATCGAGTAACCACTCGTAGTTTTGCTCTGTCTCCCTAGCCCAGATGGTGCATGGGTGATTGTAAAAAGCTCTTTTGTATGGTGCGGTTCCGTTGTCATAGACTGCACAAAGCATTTGTGCTGATTCTAGTATCATCTTGACAACGTGCTTGTCGCACAACTGTTGAGCGGAGATTTTGGGGTCTTGATCTACTGCAAATATGTTCATATTGGTAATTTAAATTAATTTAAATTCAGAGTCAAGAGGAAAATTCATCAATATCGTAAATATAATCATACATCATAATAAATCCTGCGCCATTACATTTGACACCCATCACATTATAGTCAATATATTCAACTGCTTCTTCTTGTGTCATTCCTTGCTTCTTGTATATAGAAACAATCTTTTTATAATCGTAGATTATCTTGCCACAGTCTGACTCTCCTGCAATCGCATCATCTAAACCATGTAAATATAAAGCACCAGAAGTCAGCATACTAAATAACTAAAAGAAAATCTTTTTTTATCTGGTCTATACTATAATGTAATTCTGCATTAGAAACTTTTACGTTATCTAGATTAGATTTAAGTTGATCTAACTGCCCAATTATAAGTTGCCTTTTAGCCACATTTTTGATTTGGGGCATATATTTAGCAACATTAATTACTTTATTGGTTTTCTTTGGTCTTCCTCCTTTGAGCTTCATACTATTTTGGGTATACTACTTTCATATCACCATTGTCGTAGACCTCATAGACTTTGCCATGAGACTGCTCCGCATTCATGATTGCCATAGCGATAGCAGGTGTCGGATGACAGAGAGGAGGATCAGCGAGGGCGGTTGAGTAGCCACCCATCCACCGATCCTTCTTGTCGAATACAACGTAACTAGTTACTTTCTTCATTTGCGTCAAGTGTATAATTATGTTCTACTTCCTCTACTGAGGGCATATCTGGATAGTTATAAGTAACCTTTCCTTTTTCGTTGCTTACAAGAAGTGTTAGCTCTCCAGTTTCTTCTACTACTTCTGCCTTGATCCTCCAACCATTCAACAGAACAAAATTAATCCATCTATCCTCTATCATTTAATCGCTGATTTTAAATTGAACTGCTCCTGCATCTGCTGTTGGTTTAACAGAAGATTTTACTTCGTTTGCTTCTTTCTCAATGATTAGGATATTCATTTTTTCTAGCCATACCCTGCTGACAGGGATATGCTGTTTTGAGCCAAAGTATTCGTTCAGTGTCTCCATGTCAATGTTGACAAACGACTTTGCTCCTTTTGGTCTTCCTCTTGTAGCCATATCTTTTTGTTTGTTTGTTTTGGTTGGTATCAATATACTCGGATTTAAATTTAAGTCAACAATTTTTTTCAATAAAAAATCATTTTTTATAGAACTCTTTATATTGTTCTTTTAAGAAAGGTGTCATGATATTCTCGTATGCCCTGACCAGTGCCTCCTCTAGCTCAGACTGGACATCCTCTAGGATGTAGCCCAAGCCAGAGATGGCAAGCATGGCATGGAAACCTTCATGAATGATAGTATCTAAAAGAACTTCGTCTTTAATTTTATTAGAGATGTAGATCTTCCTGCCATCAGAATCTAACTCACCAAAATCTTTCATTTGTTTGTAGACTATGGTGAATTTCTGACCTGCGATAGTCACTTCTTTTGGCTTGTATTGTTTCATAATAAATGTTATGAAATCTTTCTTGCAAGATCCAGACCTTTTTTAGTCAATTCTCTTTTAGTGTCAATCTTTAATAGGCGTTTCTTGATAAGCATTGCTTCGTAGTCTCTCTGGATCGCTCCCTTCTGGAAGCCAGTCACAGAGGCAAGACCTGTTAAGGTCATAGCTCCACGCTCGCCCAGAGCCTTTACTATACTAATCTCTGATGCTGTCAAGCCGTAAGCTTTGACTCCCATCGCCTCAGAAAACTCTTTCCAAATTTCTTTGGTTACTTTCTTTACATCTCTTGCAGAAACGTAGATTTTTAAATCTTCTGCTTTGACAACGGCATCTCTTGGATTCCCTCTAAAAGAAGAAACGATATCTTCCTTTGCTGACTCATCAATGTCGGCTTTCCATTCTAAATTGTCGTGGAAGATATCATAAAGTTCTTTATTTTTATATTCCTCGAAAGCGATATCCCTGAGACGATCTCTGAGAGGTTCTGCTAATTTCTGCTGATCAGTAGTTGCCATGCAGAAAGTGAGTTTTGTAAAATCAAAATCATAAGGAACTCCCTCATGCTCGACCGTCCTTCTTGGGTTCTTATCTACGTTAAGAACAGAAAGAAAAATCTGCTGTAGATCATTAGGAAGGTTGTGTCCTTCGTCAATAAAAAGAAATGCATTGTGTTGCACCCAAACAGGATAAACCTGCTCAAAGAAACTACCTGCATTTTTTATGGTTTTACCATTGACTTCAAGCATTGGTGGTTTTTCACCATCACTCCTTCTGAGTGCCTCTCTAAACTTGCGGGCGAAGAATGTTTTTCCTCCTCCTTTGCCAGTGGTAAGATTAATAAATGGCAAGCGGTCAGTTTTTGCGTATGCGTCTATATAGATACTCAAAGTCCGTTTAACTGACTCTTGCCCGATTGCGTCATCGAATGTGCTGTTTATCTTTGGCATGGCAGTAGTATATCCAAAAAGTGAAACCGTGCAAGCATTTTTTATGAAAAAAAAATACGCTTGACGTATAGACGTTTTTGCCTATAATAGTGTGCATGAACAGATATCAGTATTTTACAGGGCGATTTATCATCATGCTTACTAGTATTTTAATAGGTATTCCTATGGGGATCTTTGTAGGCACACTTTACTTCTTACGAATTGTTTTAACTTATCCTTTTACTATGTATAATTTAGCTATTGACAAGTGGGACAACAGAGTTCAAATAGAGCAAGCGGATATGTGGACAAGGCACATTTCTAGAATGAAACAAAAACAAAAAAATAATTAATGAATACAGAAGAGTTACTCAGATTACATGATGAGACTTGTAGTAAGTGCAAGGTAATAATGAAACAAAAAAACAGTGATTATACTGGAGGGAAGAATGCTACAGACATATTCGCTAATTTTAATTCTTCTACTATCTTGGATATTCACCCAGTCCAAGGTCTTCTTTTGCGTCTAATCGACAAAGTTCAAAGGATTCGTTCTTTTACAAATGATAAACAATTACAAGTTTCAAATGAGTCGGTTGACGATGCTTGTGAAGATATTATAAATTATGCGATTCTAGCAAAAGCAATGCTAATCGAAGAAAGAAAAAAGATCGAACAAAATCTACAAAAACAAAAAGAAGAAAAGGTTTTTCCAATAAAAGAAGAATTTCCTTTAGCCGATTAAGTGTTTATTTGGCATTTTTTTGTTCATCCTAGCGTCTTTCTATATTTGGCTCTTTCGCCTTCATCCTAGCGTCTTTATGTGGTAATATGATCTGATTCTCTGGTGTAATTATATATGCCGTGCTGTTTAAAAAAGGTGTTACACTATTTGAAACTCTCACTGTAATCTTAATCGTTGCAATTTTATCAGCTATTTTAATCCCTTCTGCTTACGGTGTCTACAGGATTTTTGTAAGGATGACGACAAAAGAAAAATCTTATTATTATTATAACACAGATCAATACAGAAGAAAAAGTGATGGTGTTTTATGGGAAAGAGAGGATAGAAATTTTGATAGATGATGAAAGTAAAAGAAATATTAGCTAATTGTGTTGTATTGCAGAATGGTTCTTATTATTTGGGTTGTATTCGCCCAAACTTTAAAGATCCTATAGTTGAAAAAGTTAACTTTCTGAAAGATAATGGTTATGAGTTTAAGTTAAAAGAAATAAGTATTTTTGGTGAAGAGACTTTTTTCTGCGATAAACTAAACTTAAGTTATCAAACAGATTATAACGGGGATTCAACTCTCCATTACACAGGATGAATTTAGTAGACGACATACCAACCACAACAGATGATTTTGAACACGTAAATTGTATTATTGAGATCCCAAAGGGAACAAATACAAAATACGAATATGATGAGAATTTAAATATATTTAAATTAGATAGGTGTTTAGTCTCATCTCTACAATACCCAATTAATTATGGTTTTATTCCACGAACTATAGCTCTTGATGATGATCCCTTGGATGTATTGGTTTTTAACCATGACCCTATAGATAGAGGCGTTCTCGTTTCTTGCAGAGTATTAGGTGTCCTTGGTTTTATAGATGGGGGCAAAGTAGATAATAAGCTTATTGCGGTGCCAGACTGGTCTCCAAAAGAAAAATATAAAACATTAGCTGACATTGAGCCAGAGCATTTGAAAATTTTTAGGCAGTTTTTTAAGATTTATAAAATTGATAGAAGCTCTGAAACAGAAGTTGGTCAATGGACTGGTAGAACAAAAGCAAATAAGATTTTAAAAGAAGCTCATAAAAGATGGAGGCAAAGAGGTGGAGACGACAGAGAATATTGGAAGTGGGTTGAAAGATGCAAGAAAGCAAAACCTCTGTATTAATGAACCCTGATTTAATTACTAAATATGTTCCCTTAATTGCGGGAATAATGTATGCTCTTGTAGGAACAGCTTATATCATGAAAAAAGATATAGGTTGGGCTATTATTTGGCTGTCATATGCTACAGCTAACTTTGGATTAATGGTAGTAGGAAACCAATGAAATATAATATTAAAGACATTGAAGGAGAGGTTGTTAAAGACAACGATACTTATTTGCTTAAAGATAATAAAACTTTAAATAATCTAATATTGAGCAGCACTCGATTAAAACCTAAAAAAGAAACAAGAGGTCATAGTCATAGGGGCAAGGAAGAAGTTTATTACTTCGTAGAGGGAGAGGGCGTTATGATTGTCCGATATGATATGTTTAAAGTAAAAGCGGGGGATGTCGTATTAATTCCTGACGGAGCATTCCACCAAGTTCAGAACCCAACAGACAAAGATTTATATTTTGTTTGTGTATTTGAAGGGTCTAGAGATCATTAATGAATTATTCTACCTTATTTCTTTCTATCTCATTCACCCTAGGAAGCGAATTATTATACTCTGTAGGCGCTTTTTTATTAATTTTAAATGCCTACAACCAAGAGAGTTTACGTTTAGACGCTTATTTGTGTAAAAATAAGTGTGAACTTGATTGTAGTATCTGACTTAAGCTTAAACGAGGGACTTTATTTTAGATATTTATCCATGACCGCAGTGTCTTATTTGGAAATGGATGTATTAGTAGAATCACAAAAAGATCAAAAAGACTATTACTTTAAAATATTAAAGAAAAAAGGTTTTTACGACTATGTGTCTGATATTATTTGCCCCGAAGAGAGAGAAGCTGGCGTGAGAATAGATACAGACTACAACTATCCTTTAACAGTCGTAACTGATTCTATTTGCTGCACCAATGCAATGTCTTTAATTATGCAGGTGAAAGCGTTGAGCTATATCGAAAACAGTATTTAAGAATCGTCTTCGTCTTCGTCAACTGGATCTGGATCAGGCTCTGGCTCTGGCTCTGGATCTGGATCAGGATCAGGATCAGGATCAGGAGTAGGCTCTGGCTCTGGTGGAGATGGAGGCTCTGGCTCTGGTGGAGCAGTATTTGCCCACTCTCTGATAGCAGGGATTGCTGCAATAATTGCGTCCATCGCATCAGCAGCTTCTGGAACCTCTTGAATCATTTGCCAGAAAGGTTTGCGACCATTCACACGACTAGGAACATTGATATACTCAGCACCCTCGTTGTCAGCAGTATTCAAAACCTTTTCATTCTCCCCGTCATATGGGAGCATTTCAATATTAATGCTACCCTGAGTAGGATCAGCTTCTGCTGTATTTGGCACAAAAATGTTAATATTACGAAGCCAAACAGAATCATATGTTTCTTCTGGTCTGGCTGGAACCACAAATGGCTCGTTCCTTGGGATTGGTTCTCCTAGATTATCTGACATGACAAATTATATCTTTTATTGTTAATAATATCTACACATAATTACACAAAAAAGGATTTTAAATGCCCAACTCTTAATTGCGGCACAACCAAAGGCTTTATTTGTAGTTTATCGTAGACATTTCTACAGAAACTAACATCTTCAAAACTTAAATCGTCTACTGTAAATCTCTCTCCTTCTTTGTGTGGGTGTCTACAATCAGGAATATGAGCATCTCTCAGAGGGTAATATGGGTAATCCATTTCCTCGTAAATTGACCTATGAACTTTAGTGAATCCAAAACCACACCAATCTACTTGAACTAACTTATTTGGATCTTTATCGGCTGTTTCTTCAAGCCATTTTACAGAGGTGAATGGCATATGTAAATTCTCTTTAAAGTAATCTTCATTCCAATTACCTACCATAGCTTTATCTGAGTAATCAGACCTATACCATCCAGTAACAAACTTTTTATCTTGTGGTAAACTGAGCATATATTCTATCTGCTCCATATTAAATCTTACATCAGAGTCAATCCAGAAGAGCCACTCTGCTTTTGGCGGGGAGGTGTCTGCAAATCCACCTCCTCCTGTAGCCAAGAAATTACGAGCAAAGTTTAAAAATAAACCATTACAAGTCAAAATAGCGGCGTTGTTCTTATCACACCAAGTTTGCAATTCTAGATATTGCCCGAAACACTGACCTTGGATTCCTCTGTGGTCAATGGGAATTAAAAATACGCAGTTTAACATCAATTTATTATAGATTTTAAATCTACAATATCAACTGATTATCCGTATCTCCAGTAAGATCCATCAGAGTATACTGGTGCAACAGCACTTCCTCCTGCATATACTGTTTGTCCTAATGAGGAAGACCCAAAGGTGTAATAAGAATCACTAACCATTGCTCTTTGCCCCGCTGGAGAAGCTGAAGGTAAAGCGCCAATAGTGAAAACTTTTGTTTGAACTGTTCCTTCAACATGTAACTTGGACTGAGGGCTTGTGGTTCCAATTCCTACATTAGCATTTGAATGTAAATGTAAGGCAACTACAGCCGCTTCTGCACCCTCTGACGGCATGTCAGTTAAGAACTGTAAATGACCTTCCCCACCTGACGGGCCAGCAATAGCCTTAATAGATGCCATGACACCTGCTGAATTGTCAGTAGTATCACTATTGTAAAACTCTATTTTACCTATATTATTACCTGCACTTGTTTCACCCGTAGATTTTAATCGCATAATAGCACCACCTGATGTTGATGCTTTTGTAATTTCTAATTGTTGAGCAGGAACAGTTGTCCCAATGCCAACTTTACTATTAGTAAGTCTGAGAAATTCTCCGTCTGCATTTTCAAAAACAAAAGGATTATCATTAGCAGGGGTTACAAATGCAGTCTTACCAGAGCCATCTTTTCTTCTCTCTATATAACTCTTTTCTGAAGTTCCTTCGTAAAATGAAAGTCGTGCTGAAGTTGATGCGTTTGCGGTTCCACCGTTTGATATGATTAATTTTGTAGCGGCTGTTTGATCCTTGCGGATCATAAGCATATCAGCAGGATTCGTTGTTCCTATACCGACTTTACCAGCGGTATCCATTGTGATACCATCGTTACTGCTAGAGTGTATCTTTAATTTATCAGTAGAATCATCATATTTGAGTTTAAAATCTGCTCCATTACCCAGTGATAATTGACCATCATCATAAATTCTGAACTCATCGTCCGTAAAAACAAATGTCCCAGCATTAAGTTGAAGGTAATTTTCTGCGCTTATCTTAAGGTAACCATCAGCACCATTTGTGCTTTGTGAAAGTTCTGTATGACCATTACTTTTTACAAAGAGTTTTGCAAAAGACGATGAATGGTCATCATACCCATTTATTCTAATACCATTGCTATCAGCAATTTGATTAATGGTAAGAATATCAGCAGGATTAGTTGTTCCTATTCCGACATTGCCTACATCATCAATCCGCATCCTTTCGGTTCTGTCAGTAACAAAACCTATTTCATTTGTAGCGGGGGAATAGAAACCTACTTCATCAGAACTTTCATTTCTTAAATTAATAGCTAAATTTGTTGGCGCTTGGTTTGCTATATTAAATACAGCACGAAGACCACTGAATAAAAAATCATATTGTGCGAGTTCTAAATACCTAGCTTCTCCTGATCGTTGAATTCTAAAGTTATTATTATTTGTTGCGAAAAGGCCATATTCCTGAGTAGCGTAGTAATTGTTTAAAGCTAAAATAGAAGAGCTTACGCCATCATAATCTGAAACATTGGCTCTTTCTTTTAATGCTTTTACATAACCTTGTGCTGTCCCGTGGAAAGAAGCGTTTCCACCACTTGTTACGAGGGTCTCTGAGGGATTAGTTAATCCTATACCAACATTGCCACCATTTTTTATAGTTACTTGTGCTGTTCCTGCGCTAGTTAAAATGCGTTGATCATTAGACCCTATTCCATACCAGTCTTTAGTATATACGGCTGTATTTGCAACTAAATTTGTGTTGATTTCAGCATCGCCTTGAACATGTAAAGTCCTACTTGAAGAGGGTCCAGTTGTTCCAATCCCCACATTACCAGCAAAAAATGCCCCCGTATCAGAAGAAGGGGTATTTAATACTTCTTGTAAAGTCGGTGTGCTTGCTTCTAATGGCTCAAATCTTGGTCCCCACCAGTAAGTTTTAGAACCTGTGGTAGCATCGTAGTAGTTATAAACTCTTTGTCTTGATTTATTAAAGTTACTCGATAATCCATCACTAGGACTTCCACTATCAGTGAACTTAAAAGAAGTGGCGCTGGTTAATTTTTTACCATTTCTATCGTAAATGCCTCCTTTTGGATGATTAGTCGTTCCAGTATGACCACTATCATATATATAACCAACCATCAAATACCACTGATCATTCTCCATGCCAGCAGAAGCCATTGTGGTTCCACCAATAAAATATGGATTGGTATTATAAGTGCCATTTAGATTGTCTACATAACTAGTCCCCAAATACAAATTACCATCACTTCTATCAGTTGTGGTCTTTTTAACCCAAACAGAAGTTCTATATGATTTACCTCTATCTATAATAAATGTATCTGAATTCCAACCGCCATCATCATTGTCAGAAGAATCCTGACTAGGAGTATACCACAAGATAGCAGGTTCCCCGAATGGGTTGTTGCCGTAAATTCTAGAGTTTTCTGCTTCCGTTCCGTTTCTTGGGAAAGAAGGAGTTGAACCGCTAACCTGTGATCCATAAAGAAGCCACTCATAAGATTTTAGTAAGTTACCATCTACCGCACCTTTGTGTGGCATGACATAACCATCTTGATCTATACCCCAAGCATTATCATGATTACCTGCTTGGTTGTTACTATCAGCAGCAGATAAAGTATCTATGGTAAGAAAATCTCTTCCGTGATCTCCACCATTAGACTGATAATTTATTTTTACTCCATAAGTATCACTTTCTTGAAGCCAGAGAGTAGCACCTGCTGTTGTAGTAGATGAATCTCTAATCTTTAATACTGGATCACTTGCTTCTAGATGTAGTAAAGTAGAAGGATTAGTTGTTCCTATACCAACTTTGCCATCCTCATCTATTCGCATAGCCTCAACACTTTCCGTAGAAAATATTAAGCTACCGTTCGATCCAGCGTTATTTAAAGTAGTATTAACCCCATCAAGAGTAAGAGTAGTAAGTGCTGACGAGCTAGTATCATGAAGAGTTAAAACAGGGGTTCCGTCAGAAATTTTGACATCACCTCCGTAAACATGAAGTTTTTCAGTTGGATCAGTTGTTCCTATACCGACATCGCCGCCTTTTTCTATATGTAATCTACTATTAGATCCACTTGTAAAGAAATCATATGTTCCAACAGGAGAACTTGCGCTTCCTGCATAAAATCTAAATCCATAAACCAAACTAGATTGCTCTCCAAGATCTATGTAGTTGGAGTTAGATAAAATTAGATTTCTTGCATAACTAGTAGAAAAGGCTCCTTTCAAGCCTCTCCCAGCAGTATTCATGAATATAGCACCATTCTGATTATCTGTTCCAGCCCAAGAAGCATCACCTTTAACTATCATGGAACCTTCAGCATGAAACTTTGCTGATGGATCGGTAGTTCCTATACCAACGGATGCAGTGTCTCTGTCAATCGTAATTGCTTTTGTATCATTCGCAAATGTTGTGTCGTTAGTGCTATGAACTCCAATATTAAATTTGTTTGCTGATCCATCGAATTGCAGAAAACCACCTTGATGGTTATTTCCTTCTATCAGCCTTAACAAAGCTCCAGTTTCATTATTGTTTATACAATGGATGCTTGCTGTTGCACTATTACTATCACTGCTATAGACAGTAAAATCGCTCACTGGAGTCGATGTTCCTATACCAACATGATTATCCCCTCCATTTACGAAGAGAGCGTGTGTGGCAGTATCTCCCTCGACTCTAAAGTAATTAGGTTGTCCCCCTTCGTTGATGGTAACCCCACCAGCCTCTATTTTTATGTGTTCTTCCCCGCCAGCATCTAAAGTTATGGTATTATTGGTAAATTCTAAAAACGTATCCGTATCTCCATGATGAATAAGTTTATTAGTTATAGTTACATCACCATCGACTTCTAATTTGCTAGATGGGCTAGTTGTGCCTATACCGATTCTATTATTTGAGCTATCTACATATAAAGTATTAGAATCAAAGTTAACATCACCATTTATTGCTAAAGTTCCTGCGTCATTAGATAGACTACCTCTGACTCTTAAATCTGTTTGAACATAAGCTCCAGCACTAGAGACAACATAAAAATAATTTTTATCTACTGCGACAACACCATCGTTCCTTACATAGAACATTTGAGTAGAAGAACTATCTATACATTGGAGTGCATTTGTAGAGTTATCACTTGTGCCTCCTTTGATCCTAACTCTAGAGGTTGATGGATCAGTTGTCCCTATGCCAACACTTCCAGCATTAAAATATGAATCTCCATTGCCAGCTATATAGTTAGTTATGGTCCCACCATTGCCTCTTACTAAAACAAGACCATGACCATTACTATCATTGCCAATATTAACAGTTCTTGTTCCAGCAGCATTTTCCGAGCGGAAAGTGTCTCTTGCGTTAGAGGCATTTCTTACAGACATAACTCCTCCAACAGCGTCTGCTGTTACTTCTAGTTTAAAGTCTGGACTAGTTGAGCCTATACCTACGTTACCTAGGTCTAAAACAACTAAAGCATCTGAATTATTACCTACGATAGTTGATGTGCCTTGGCGGTAGATTATATTTGCGCTGTTTGCAGAGTTATTATAAACATCTGCTTGAATCCTAGATGTAACGCTTGATCTAATTACTCCTGCAACATCCAGTTTTTGTAATGGATTAGTGCTACCTATACCAACGCTTCCGTCACTAG